GACTAGTCTTGTTCTTGTTAATAATGTGTTTGGCTCAAATACAAAGAATTTAGCTGTTGCATTTGTAGCTTTTTCAAGATTTAAGAACAATCTTCTTACATTAATTCTATCAAATGCGCTAGGTTGCTTTAAGAACGTCTTTTGACCGTAAATTACATAGCCTTCATTTGGGAAGAATGCAACTGGGTTGACTGAAATGTTATATAATTGATCTCTTTGTTTTTGGTTTGGATAAATTGCAATATCAACAACACCATTTACAATACCTCTTGTAAAGCCTGCTGGTGCAAACCATGGCTGGAAATTTTGATCTGTGCTAGCCATTGTAGCTGCTGCAAATCCTGAGAATGGTGCCCAGAAATTATCGCCAAGATTGTTATCAAATACTTTTACCCAATTACCATATCCGGTCATGTAACTTGTATTAAACGTTGAAGTGACGTTTCTAATTGGGCTGTACATATTTAACGAGAAATTATATGAGGGGTTATCTAAAACTTTAGAATTTGGTCCCTGTACAAAAATGTGTCTTGGTAAATCAGCAATAAACAAGTGATCCTTTCTTACCTGTGTTGCAAAGTTTGAGAACTTGTTAATAATAGTGTTATAATTTTGTGAGAATGTGGCTGCTGTGCCTGTTACTTGTGCTGGATCAGTTACGTATAGGCCGCTAATTTCATTAATTGTGACATCATCATTGAACGGATTGACTGCTGAGGCTGGACTATTATTTGTATTTGCAATTGATTGTTGTACTGCAAATATTGTTGAAAGACCTCCGTCAACAGTAATATCAATGTTGTAAATTTCTGTATTGCTTGCAACGTTAAGTAATCTGTCAACTTTTGCTGGAACACTACCTAGATCTTTTGTCTGTAAGTTGCCATTTGAGTAAGCACCGACCGGGAATAAACTATCTGTAGTTCCTAATGTGGAGTAAGCAGCAACCATTGAACTGGTTAATGTTGAAATTTGTGTTTGTGTGTTTGAACTTGTTAAACCGAAAGCTGCAGAGGCCGTTACAAATAATGATCCAAGTGATGTGCCTGAAGCATAATTTGAAGTAATCATTCTTATTTTATTGGTTGGTCGACCGTTAAGATCTAACCAAGGTGACCCATTTATCTGTGAAATGTAATCATTAACGACTACCTGTATATTAGGTGATTGGTTATCAATTGTTGCTAAGTAGAAGCTTTGTGGTGCTCCGCCTTGTTGACTGTTAACTGTTCTCCAATAATCTAATGACCCGACATATTTTTCTGCAAGACTGTACGTCAATTGTGTAGTGTTTGGTGAGAATGTGGATTGATTTAATTTAAATAATCCTAAAGTTAATGTATCGTCCCAAGTTCTACCTGCAATACTAAACGTACTTGCATCCTCTAATACTTGTGATACACTTGGACCGGTGTTGCCAGTGACTGGGGTTCCGTATGGTTGGTTATCACTTACTGAAGATAAACTAAAAGCTAATCTTGAGGATGGTAAAGTGATATAATTTGTCAGTACTGGGTTAGCAGATGCTACTGACTGTACTGTTAATATATCGTTAAAATTGGAAGCTGGATTAATATTTGAATTATCAATTAATCCTGCATAATAACCTTGAAAAGTTTGATCAATAGTTGTTTGTCCGCTATTCAGCACAATAACAGCTGCACTTCCAATCTGAGATAATTGTGTGATTGGGGCTCCGTTAGGTGTTGGGCTCCAACTAAATGTAAATCCACTACCATCAGTTGCTGTACCTTTTTGTAAGATAGCTTGGTACTGGGCTTGGGTTAATTCAAAGTGTGTTGGTTGACCTAATAAATACATTACCCCTGATAATTGTATGGAATAGGAACCTAATTGGTTGCCGAAAGTAGCTGGATTGTTTTGGTCAATTGTTACAGGAACTGCTGGATATGCTAATGCCCCATAATATGCGCCAAACCCTGTACCGTTAGCTGGTCCATATGGTAATCTATATACATTAACGTTAGCGGAGGTATTAAAAATGGGTGCTGTAGTATGGTAAAAGTATCTTTCTGCTGGTGTCTGTGGGGTACCAAAAACTTGTTCAAATTCACTTAATGATGTGATTTGAATAATCTCATCAGTAGGACCTTGTGGTGCATACCCTGCTACTAAAATATTTGTCCCTGTTGGAAGAACTGGTGTTTGACTTAGATCAACTTCATTGATCTGAACACCTGGTGATTGGAGTGTTAATGCCATATATTATTATTTATAGAATTGCGAATAAAAATTACACCAAATCAACAAAGAATTGAGAGAACGCAAACTCAAAAGTCGTTTCAATCTCTTCTGCATTTCTATAATTATAGTCAATAAAGCCTAGGGAAACTGGAAAAGCTTTTGTGTATGTAAACATTGCTATGTTTTGATCAAACTCATCTTTTGCATACATAATAAAGTCTGATTGATAGGAAGCAGGGCTTAAAGCCTTGTTTAAATTCCCATTATTACTCACTTGTGTGGATGGGACAATATTACTACTATTATATAGCGATGTTTTTTGATCGTTTAAAAGATTAAGCCATTTGTATATAACCCAATAGTTGTTAAATCTGTTATCAACCGTAAAATTCACCGTAATGTTTGGATATGGCGGCCTGCTTAATGATGACGTTTTAATTGACTGGCCGCTGTACCCGGATATGTTAGCAGGTACTGAAATTTCTGGCACTACTGCCCCGTAAACTGAAAATTGAATAGAGTCTTGATTAACAAAGTCGTCACTTCTTATAGATAAATCATTACTAATAACTGACCTCATTATTTCAGGTAACTGTATAACGAGTAAAAATTTATCTTTTCTACTTTTATTAAACTGTGACTGAATAACAGGGTCTGAAGTTGGTAATGCACTCATTGTAGTGGTTTAAATCCTTGTAAAGATAGTGTATACATGTCGTCGTCGTAGGGGTTAGGAGAATCAGTTACAGATTTTCCAATGATTGACGGTAATGCATTGTTTCCGTCTTTTTGATTGTAAAAAGAGTGAGCTGATGTATAGTATTTAATGCCATAATCTAATTGCTTTAAAATTAGCGGTCTATTATTATTATCATACTTCACAACTTCAAAATGCTTTGAAACTAACGCTTCGTCTAATATAATAAGAGCCCAAATCATAGACATTACCCTATCATCATGGTATCCAGCACCTTTTTTAGCTGCCCAAGTTCCGTTTGCACTTCTAACAAAGTCTCTCATTTCTTTTAAAGTTCCCATATCTTTAATCTGAACTACTTCTAATTGATTAACCCAGTAACGCATGTTTGTAACGCCGGTGAATTTGGTATTTGTATGTGCTACAACACCTAATTGAACTTTTGTACGTCCTGTTACTGATGCACCCCACGATACAATATTATCATAGCTGTGAACTTCACGTAAATTGTCTACAACCTGGGCTCCGCAGTTATTTCTCTCAATACAAACAAGAGGTTTGCCCCATTGTGTTAAAATCTCGTGTAATTTTTCAGTGAAATGATAAGGAGATATGCCGTTGTTGTGATATACTGCAACTTGCTTTATAGAAGTTAAGTCAGATATATCTAATATTTGAATTACTGAAGCATCCTTATCAACACCTTCACTTACGTCAACTCCTGCTACATATATATTAGAGTCTTTTGGTTCTTCCCAGATAAGATAATGTCCGTCCTCCATTACATACTTCGGGTCAGTGACATACACCTTTAACCTGTCATATAATTCCTCATTAACGGAACTTTCACCAGAATCTAGGAACTCACAATTAAACTCTTGATTAAATGCATCTAAACTACCAATAGTTGCTACGGTTTCTTTCTTCCATTTTTCATCTCTACCTGGAATCTCATTCCATAAAATTTTATCACTTTCCCAACCGTTCTTCTTTTGTTCTGCTCCAATATACAAGCTATGAAACAAATTGCCTGTACCGTTTGCAGTAGAAGCTATAAAGATTTTTGATTTCTTAGATGATGAAACAATTGGATACACTGATTTCCAAAATTCATCAACTAAATGAGGTTCAATGAACGCTAACTCATCTAATATAAGACAGTTGATAGATTGACCTCTTGCAGCAGTGCCGGTGGTGGTTGATATACCAATTCTACACCCGTTACCTAGTATCATAGACGTTTTACCATACTCTTTAACACCAGGTTTTAACCAATTTGGTAATTCCTCATATGCTAATCTAATTCTTCTAAAGATTTCTATTGCAGT